GGTTCTCAGTCCTCTAATGGTACATCATCAATAATCATTGTTCTGTTAGGGTGTTGCTCATGTAGTTCATCTAATGCTTTCCGTTTTTCTTCTTCCTCATCTTCCGGCCACTCACCTATATTAATGAAAATTGGTGTGTCCGTAGATAACTCTTTCTTGTCAATAAATAGCTTATGATACTTACCTAACATATCCCTAGCACGTAAACGGTCACTAGGCTTAATAGGTACTTCTACCATTTCTACATGTTCGTTATAAACTAGGTTCATTCTGTCAGTATCGGGATTGCGTTGAAACTCATCACGCTTAACAACGACCTCTCTCACTTCACTTTCATCACCTACTGCTGCATTGCTTAGGATATGAAGTAGTTCGTTAGCTGATAGTACGCCCTCATCAATCACTTTCTTACGTTGCTCTTCAATGTACTTAGCCACTTTTTCATTCTTTAGCAATCTACTACCTTGTACACTTGCAGTATGAGGACTATAACCAGCCTTAATTGCACTTTGTGTTACATTCAACGTCTTTAGGTATTCAGATATAAACTTTTCTTGTCTAGGGTTTAAATCACTCATGTTATCCCTCCTCTAATTTGTCTAATAAACTATTCAATAGTTGACGTATTCTTTCTCTACTTAACTCAAATATCTTTGCAATTTCATTTATAGATTTCCCTTCACATAGTAAGAAAAATATGTAGTATTCCCTTCTAGTCCCTACTGTATAAATTAACTGATCTAGTTCATTGAAGAACACTTGATTACTAGTATTCTCACTTAGTTCAAAGGGTTCGACTTCATCACTCAGTGAAAAGAAATCATCTATATTGGTATTTTTATCATTATATGTAGTATCATGGTTCTCTTTTGAGTAGTCACATATAAACTGCTTAATAGCCTCTCTGTCGTAACTCATGCCCTTACACTTACTTTCTGTTTATTTGCATGTCTTAGCTTGTATAAATCACGTTGCAGGCGTTCTATGAGGTCATAATCTATTGTCGAACCATTGGACTGCATATAATACATGATTTCTTTTTGTTCACCTGGTGTATATCGCTTAATAACTTGTTTTAATTGCTGCATGTTTCTATTCGATTTTGTTTTGAAACAATTCAATTTTTCTTTTTCATCAATAATATCAATCGCTAACTTTTCTAGTGGATAGGATATTGATACAACGCCATGAACTTCACTAGTAGTCATGCGGGAGATGTTTAAGTGATACATCATCTCTATTTGCATAGTGATAGCCTTAATTTTAGTATTGATAAACTTAGGATTATATTCCGTTAGCAATGTGTACTCAGATATTTTATTTTCATGATAGATTAGTGGATATTTCACTCTTTTAAGGTTCATGTATGCACCTCACAAATAAAATGAGCCTACCACTAAGGATAGGCAAGATATTTATTATTTAACTATGCGATTTTCTTCAAACATTTTCATAAGTTTTCTCTCTCTTTGTGACTGTTGAGTTAGTTCATCTTTTCGTTGCTGTTGAATGTTTTGAGAAAATTGTTCTTCTACTAAATCTAATACTTTTTGAGTTTCTTCTGCCGACAATGTTGTTTCTGTTAAAAGATAATTGCTAACCTTATCTAAATTGTTTAATCATAAGAACTTAGATTATAAAAGTAATAAATCCAATAATAATCACAAAAATATATCTAATTCTGAAACAACTCGATTAAATAACGTTCAATCGAATAGTCATATTAAGAAGGATAATGTCCCACATGATACTGAAATCAATAATAGTAAAAAAGTAAAACAGACAAATCCAATAACAAACAGTAAAACTAATACATCAAATAAAAACAAAATAAATTTGAATGAAAATATTCAAAAACATAATAAAGTCTTAGTTTCAGAAGTTAAAGATGATAATAACAACAACATTCATAATTCTGATTTAAATGCTAACGATATTTTAATATTACATTTAAATAAAAACAGAAAAGTTGGCAAAGAAGTTAAAAATCATTTTTATTTGTTAGAAAATCAAATTAATGTAGATAAAATTCTAAATAAATTGATCAACTTAGGTTTTCTAGATATAAAATCGAATTTTGATGTTTCTTTACCTTATCTTAAAGTTCCTGAGTTAAAAGATATATTAAAAGAATATAAACTCAAATTAGGTGGAAATAAGCCAGAATTGATAGAAAGAGTCAAAACTAATATAGATGAAAATGCAATTGAATTGCCACAAGTATATGTTCCAACTTCAAAGGGGAATGAAATAATTGGCGAAACGGAATATATTTTACACTTTTATAACAGCCCAATTATTTCATTAGGTTCAGCACATAAAATTGCAAAAGAAGTATTAAATGTAGATGATAAAATAGAGTATATTTATTTGTATTTATTAAAACAAAATCAAAAATCAAAAAATTCGGATCACAGAACAGCAAACATCATAAATAATTTAGTGTTTTACTATAAAAAGACTAATAAAAATAAAAACGTTATAAGAAAGTATACTAATTATTCTACTTATTTATCAGTAGCACAAGGTATTCATTCAGCAGCGTTCTTATACTCTGGTAAAGAGAACATTATAGATAGATTATTTATATATTTTAATTATCATCTTGAATACTATGAAAACATGCTATTTATTGACAATGTTAGCAGAAGTTTATTTAAAAACTTATTCTATGAAGATGTTAATTCTTTCGAAGATACAGATAAAAACTTTTGTGATGATATCTGTGAATTACTATTTGCTCAAATTTATAATAATAAAAATATTACTTTAAATAATCTTCCAACTATAAACTATATTTTAAAAAAATTAAAAAGGATAAGGAACTAAGAATAACAAAATATAATTTTTAGAAGGCTCTTACACATATGGCACAACAAAAATAATTAAGGTGGTGGTTCTATCGAACAATGTCTAATACACCATAGAAAAATGAATATAAAAGGTAATAAATTTTGGGGGTTATATATCTGTATAAAAATCTTTAAATAAAAAAGGGGATTTTATCATGAAAATTTTAAACTATAAAATAAGTTATGAATATGATAGTGATTTATATACTGTTACTGCAAAAACAAATAAAGGGAAAACTTTTACTTATACATTTTCAGAAAATCATACTTTAAAAGAAATTAGATACACATTAGAAGAAATTGCTAAACAATTAGATATATAGTTCTAAAAGTAATTTCTTATCAACTGTAATCATTTAAAAGGAGGTTGTTATGTTAATATTTATCATAATTTTATTTTTGATCAGCATCATATTATATGTACTGAGTTTCTTTTTAGCACAAAACGAGGGTTTATATTATAAGAATAATTGTAGGACTATATCGGTGCTTATATTAAGCATCGGGGTGCTATGTTTGATGGGATATCTTATAAATTATATATCTTCAAACTATTTAGGAGTGTAATATAGCATTACAGTATTTGAATAACTATACTTGAACCATTAAGCGTTTATGAATTGGACCATTTTAATTAGCATCATCTTAATGGCTCTAAATATACGGGAGGCATAAAAAGTGATTATCGTTATAAGCTGTCTTATGATTTTATGGTGCATATGCTTAATATTGTTCTTATATAACGTTTATATGTTTATAAAAACAGATGGTAGCATCACTACAAAAACTTATTCTATCTGGAGTATATTGTATGGTATATGTATAATAATCATCTTAATAATGCTATATAACTTTAAATAGAAGACAAAAATTTTGTTAAGGAGAATATATTTGAGAATTTTAAATTGCAAAATAAAACTAAATAAAATTACTTATGAAGTTGAAACTAATAACAATAACTATTTTAAACATTCTTTACCGAAAGATATAAATACTTATCAAGTAGGAAAAATACTTAGAAATATCTCTGACGAATTAGATGGAGTATAGTACTTAAATAAACATCTTCCTAATCGATTAGAACTCAATGTTATAGAACAAATACTTAATACTAGGGTATCTTCACGTACTTTTTAAAATTTTTGGAGGTGATCACATGTGGCATGAGAAATTTACTAATAAACATGGTGAAACTAAATATCGCTATTATGAGAAGTATAAAGACCCACTCACAAATAAATGGCGACGTACTAGCGTTGTGCTTAATAAGAATGGTAAGCAATCACAGAAAGAGGCTCAGAAACGCTTAAATGAGCGTATAGAGGCAAAGCTAAATGACAAGACACCTACTAACCTAAAAACGTTAACTTTTCATGCTGCATGTGATGAGTGGTTTGAGCGTTATAAGCTAACATCTGGATCTAAACAGTCCACCATTACGACTAAAAGCTATAAAGTGGCTCACATCAAAAGAAACATAGACAAAGATATTCTTGTTGAAAATATGAATGCTGATGTTATACAAGATTTGATTAACTCCTCGTTAAAAGATGGACTAAGTCATAAATTAGTTAAAGATGATTTAAGCATCATCAAAAATATACTCCGTTACGCTCAAAAGAAATATCACATCACTGATATATCATACATAGACGATGTTGTAATGCCTAAAAAAGCGACTACAAGAGAAGAAGTTAAAGCTAAACGTGAAAATTATTTAGAAATGGCTGAAGTTCTGGCTATCGTTGAAGAATTAAATCGTATAGCTAATAAAAAGCGTGCTAGCTATATGAAAAGGTCATACTTGTTTACTGCTTACATAGTTGAATTTCAAGTATTAAATGGTATGCGTATTGGCGAACTCCTAGCAATTCAACCTGATAATATTGATTTTGAAAATAAGAAGCTTGTTATTGACGGCACTATACACTGGCGCAAAGATGGTAACAAAGTAGGTTTCAAAGATACCACAAAAACAGCGTCATCTTATCGTACTATATCTTTAACTACTAGAAGTTGTGACATTTTACGTAGGGTTATGTTAGAAAATAAGAAAGCTGTTCAATGGGAAATTATGTATGTGGATAGGGGCTTTATATTCACAAGTCATAGAGGCAACTCTTTACCTCTTACATCAATTAATAGGAACATACAAATAGCTGCTCAAAATATAGGAATAGAAAAGCATGTGACAAGTCACACCATGCGTCATAGCCATATCTCATTACTATCGCAATTAGGTGTTTCACTGCGTGCGATTATGGAACGTGTAGGTCATACAGACCATAAAACCACATTACAGATATATAGTCATGTTACTGAGCAAATGGATAAAGATATGATGAATAAATTGGAGAAGATAAGGAGTTAA